CCAGAGGTGAAGAACATATCATCGCCTACATAGCAATCCTTCACCCATGCGATACCGCCCGCCGTCTTTAGAGAGGCAGTAGTCGTATCGGTGGCCTCTGTTGCATCCGAGGTAGATATTACCCCCGTGGCTGACACCGCCTTATGTAAGCCCGTCCCGGTGGATACATCGAAATTATGTTCAACGTCGCTCGTGGTCTGTAACCAGTCATCAGATGCGCCCAAAAGGTCGTAGTCTGATTTCAAAGTTGCCGAGCCCACTATCACTGTAGCCCCGCTCGTAAATGCCATTATTTCATATCCTCATGTAACATAGCTACATACATATCTAACTCCATCATATATTGCTCCGTCATCATATCACAGTTCTTTATCTGCGCTATGCCATCCAAGCGCCTACCCACCATATCTAATTTCTGCCACTCCTTGCAATCGCTTGCCATGCTCTCCTCTATCTGCATCAACCCTGCCTCTGCTCGGGTGCGAAGCGCAGCGCACTTCCTTATCAGCGTGATACGCTCTATCATCCTACTCCGCAACACCATCGTATTCTGAACCGCTTTGCTTTCCTCTTCGCTATCAATAGGGCCAAGGGTTATCTCCTTGATTATCTGTTCATACGTCCTTAGATCATCCATTTATTCTAAAACCAATGTGAGTAGTCAGATTGTGGGTCGGTGGGATCGGCCAAGCCAGAGGCATCGCACCAGAACCCCGAGTTTTGACGCTGTGAGATGGTAGCCGCTGCATAGTTGGGTGAGCCAGGAGCCATCCACTTGCCAAACGTATCGGTGAAAATATCGTAGGCTTGTACCCTTGTAGTCATGGTGTGCAGATTGGTTTCTACTGAACGGATCTGCAATGTCTTATTAGTAAAGATGGAGTAATCTAAATCAATTTGATCGGCTAAATCCTTAAGCATTGCCCTTCGTGTTAGCATCACATTAGCCACGGCGGGCTGTTCGCTGAATAGATACAGCTCTCTATCCATACGCGCCTCTGCATCAGCCTTATTATATAACCAGTAGAAATCCATCTGCCGCTCTGTCGTTGCCAGATCACGCGCAATAGCTATGCTGTCTGAGGAGGCCGAGGCGTTGTAAAAGACCTTATCAATGGGATCATACTGATAGCGCACACGCACCTGATTGGCGTAGAACCTGTCCGGATCATACTCAATAGCAAAGTCAGCTCTCTCCCTATCCACATCAGCCAGGACTATATCCGTATCGTGCATGGTGATGCGTCCTGATGTATCTAACTGCCGAAACTTAGGGCTATACTGTCCACGCGAGAAGCGTAGGTCAATAGAGTTTTCGTTGAGTAGTTCAGAGATAAGCACCTCGCTGCTTGTCTCTGTATTGATTACTCTCCGACAGGTGAATGGCCCTGTATTAGTATTGGTTGAATGGAAGGCCGTCCCATTCATATCCTCTCCTGTCAAGCCTATGTAGGTGGTCAGGATGCTCTGTAATACATCAGCGGGTTTTTCTATAAGAGTGCTGTTGGCTGTGTATAGTCCTTTACAGTTAACCGATACCGTATCGGAAGTGGCGTTATACGCATAACCGGAAATGTCAAAGGTGGCATCAGTCAACGTGGTTGAGCGGATGGAGTTGGCAGCACCCGAGCGACCCGCCAAGACGGAGGCATTCTTTAGATAACGATCAACGCTCAGTATACCATGAGATGCTACCTTAAAGGATGCGCCCGTTGCCCTTTGATCGGTGCATACACAAGGGATAGAAAGGCCAGAGGCGGCAGCAGAGGACCAGTTACCATAGACAATAGAGATAGGAGTAGACCGTGCCTTCTTCTCAATATTGGGATAAGCATCTGTAGTATATTTGCTATCAACGAGCGGTAGGATGCGACGGTCTTTCTCGCGCTTATCAATGACGGTGAAGGTGGCCTGTGATTCATCCAGGCGATAGCCATTGGGATGAGCTATATACCCCCTGAAGACTTCTGAGTAATCGCTTTTGTTCTCTCCCTCTCCCAGAAATACTTTGACGGTTCTGTTTGAAAAAGTGTTCGCCTGAACCAAGGTAGTCAACGCACCATCGTTGTTATCGACCACCACATTGAACGTATCAATAGTCTCCCTTGGTTCCAGAAAGGTGCCTAACGTCCTCCTGAGCGACACCTGTGAACTGAGCCGCCCTTGGTAGAAGTAACCCGTGACAGCCCCATCGCGCACACTCAGTCCCTCATCAGCATAACGGATGGTGGTTGAGTCTAAAGCGAACTCTACCAGATAGTGAAAGTCTCCTGATTGGCATGTCGGGTTGAACGCCATTATATCTTTTCCTCTAACCGCACAGAGTCAATATTGTAATCGCGGAGGATCTGCTGTGTGCGTCCTACACTGCCCATGAATTGCACATAGAAAGTGTTATGCGATGGGCGTGTCGTAGGATCTAACGATATAATAAAAGGCGTATGCAGCCCCACCTGATTATAGAGCGCCGTGAACTCATCGGCCTGTTGCTCATCGACCCTTGCCACGTTGTAATTCAACTCGCTGAAGGATCGGCGTGTGGTCCAATAGGCTTGCCGCCCTACCGTGGGCATCCCCCTTGATGGATCTTTCACGGTGATAGAAAATCCATCTCTTATATTGCGCGATGGTTCAATATACCGTCCCGCCATGATGCGCCCGATATCTACCGGAGAAGCGTTGCCTGTTCCCGGCTCAACATAAAGCCGCCACCATCTATAAGATTGATTGGTCACATAGTAATGCCCTATCTTGAGGACGTTAGCACCCAACGAATCAGTTGCTACAGTGAGATTAGTATTGAGAGAGGGAGAAGCCCAACTATCAGAGGCGTTCCCCTGCCACTTCACCACTGATCCCAATGTGATATTATGGTTGATGATCCCAAGAGCGTTTATGGTAGTCGCTGATCCCATATCAAACTTGATCCACTCATTAGAAGCAGTGGTACTGCGGTATACCTTACGCACCAGATCATCTTGCACATTAGTAACAGGCAAGCCAGCAGTTGCAGCAGAGGCGGTAACGGTGCCGCTCTTCAGCACATCTGTGACAATAAACCGAACCTTCTCAGCCATTAGTTTATCCCTGTTCGTAATACTCGTTGATCCATCTGGAACTGACCATAACGGCTCTCTCTTGATAAGAAGTTACGGATATGGGTGTCTAACACCGGGACAGCCTCTTCGCGCAATAGACGCAAGATACCCTCATCGCCATTGCCTTGGATGATGAAGGTGTTTGATATACTAACACCACCGCCTCTATCCATCGCATCGGCTTGCCCTGCGGTCAATACTCGTTCGCCACCATGTAGCATAGCAGGAACGCCTACTGACTCAGGACCAGGCACGCGATCTAATCCACGACGAGCCGTAAAACCATAGCCCATCATATTCAAGTTCCAGAATGCATCACTCTGCGCTTGCGTAAAAGACCCTGCGGCTGGACTCCCAGCTACAGTCAAAAGCAATCCTCTCGCAGGTTCACTACCAGCAGATATTCCCCTTGAAAACAATTCATCAAAAATCTGGGTAAAATTTGACTTGACGAAATCAGACCGCATCACGCCCTTGGGTATACTGTTGCTGCCTAGCGCGTTCGATAGGGTTGTTACTGCTTGATTCAAAGATGCCGCAGGACTGCCAGCCGGGCCGTCGGGATCATCCGGTCCTCCTACCGCAGGAGTAGTAGAAGGAGAAGTGACGGGCGGGACAACGGGCTTAGATGCCCCATCAGGGTCGATCCCTGGCGTACCACTGGGAACTATTGTAAAACTGGAGCCAGGGTCGACCGCACTGCCACCACCTGCGCCCGTTGCTGCACGCCCCCGTAAGGCAGCGTATTCTTCCCCTCCAACAAGCAAGTTCAATCGGGCTATCTCATCAGCAAGCGGCCCGGTTGTTCCCTCTAAAAAATCCTCATTATTCATTAGGTTAACTAAGTCAATAGCATCTTCCATTGCGATACCAAGCGATGAAGCAAAAAGATCCGCTGTTATCATAACGCGGTCAAGCGTATCTGTTGTTCGCGCAAAGGCTCCCATGCCTAAGCCATCTTCAAAAACAGTTGATATATCTCCCTGTAGTATGGAGTCCCGCAATTGGCCGAGAATATCCATTCGTTCCTCTGGACGGCCTGGGGTAACACCCTTAGATAGCGCCTGGAACATATTGAAACCAGCAGCAATAGCCGCCATAATTCCCCCAATGGCGTCACCTGATGCAAACTCAAAAACAGCCTTTACACCACCAGCCATTGCACGACCTATGCTACCGCTTATCCCAAATGCACCCGCAATGGATGTGGCAAGAACTTGAGTCCCGAACAGCGATCCAACATTTTCAACGATTCCTTGTCCTATTGAACCAAGAGGACCAAATGCCTGTTGAAATACATTTTGATCATCTATATTAATCTCGGGTTTAATTTCTGCTATCAGCGGGCTATCTGATATGCCGTCTGTAAAACCAGGAGGAGAGTATGTCTCAAAATCATATCCCATCGGCTGCTTGGCAGCAGTATCATACATCCCACCTAAGCTAAATCCCTGCCCCCTACGTGCAGCATTATAATCAGCAAAGGACCAATCATACCCCATCGGCTGCTTTGCCGCAGCTTCGTACATTCCCTCTAAGCTAAATCCCTGCCCCCTACGTGCAGCATTATAATCAGCACCAGACCAACTATAGTCCATCGGCTGCTTTGCAGGAGTATCAAACATTCCACCTATATCAAACCCTTGTCCTCGTCGCGTAAGACTATAATCAGCACTACCCCAATCATATTTCATTGGCTGCGTAGCTAAGGTATCATACATCCCCGTGATACTAAATCCCTGCCCTATCCGCGAAGCACCATAATCGGCACTGGCCCAATCATACCCCATTGGTTGATCCGCTACCGTATCATACATCCCCTCTAAGCTAAATCCCTGCCCCCGCCTGGCCGCATTGTAATCAGCGAAGGACCAATCATATCCCATCGGCTGCTTGGCAGCAGTATCATACATCCCCTCTAAGCTAAATCCCTGCCCCCGCCTG